GATGGCTCCTTGTAAGGAAGGAATGCAATCGAATCCCGAATTGCACCACCCGGTACGTCCACATCGCGGAACTCACCCGGCATGAGAGGCGAATCGTCACCCTTAATGCGAAGTCCGCGAGCCTTAAGACCAGCGGGGAGGTTGGATAGCGTACCCGCATCAATAAGCTGGCGAAGAATGCTTGTGGCACTTTTAGCAAGACCACCAATAAGATGAATAAGACCCGTTCCATAAAACCCAAGCCCCGGTAGGTATCTATAGTGAACAAAGTGTTGTCTCTTACGCTTTTTAAGATCGTCTTCATACCAATTTCTCCTGACTGACAAGACGGTTTCAGACGATTTGTCTATGGTGACAATATACGGCCTTGCAATACCGTCAGGATCTTCAAATGGCTCTGGCATAAGAAGATCAACATGCATTTCCAAAAGAGTGTGCCTGTCGTCCTCTTCAAGGACAGCGGTCTCTCCCTCAATCTCATCGTATTTTTCTTGGATGTCTGAATAATCTGGCTCTGGGTCAGGTAAATCAACATCAATGTAAAACCCATTAACCTGAAGCTCGACTATTTCATTCGGAGTCTTTTTCATAACATGGGTATAACGAGGAGATGTCATTAAGTCTGAAGCGCCGTAGGAAACTACAAAATCCTCTGCCGGAACAAACATGGCGCATGGGCGCTCCAAGATTGGATCATAGTAAACTTTCTTGAAAGATGAACCAGCCAGAGGCAGTCTGAACAACATCTGCTCAGTTTCGTCACGATATTCTGTCATCTCTTCTGTTAAGAGATAATTCATTTCGTTTTCGATCCGTTGCGCTTGCTTTACTTTTTCATAATCTTTCTTACCAATGAGCTTTGTTCTCACTGGGCCTGAAGCTGGAAATATCTCACCCATAGCCTGAGCTTGAAACCTAACTGTTGCCTCTGTAAGAACTGGGTGAAACACGCCTGACGCTCCCTGCCAAGGCTGCGTTCTTTCTTCGATCCTCATGCCAAGAAGATCCAAACCTTTGACATACGACCTAGCCCAGTCTTTTCTTGACTGACGGTCAGAGACAAAGTCCTCTATCAATTCAGAGGCTAATCCCTGCAAATCTGATTCATCAATGAACTCAGCTAAATTAGCGTCATGTTCAGGGCCAACGAGTTCCTCTGCCATTTCCCCAGTAAAATCAATTACCATGCCGCTTTCTTCATCTCCTATGCTAATAGCATCAGGATTCACGATCTCAATTTTCACATCCTCAGAGCCTTCGACATCAAGAGATGAGGGCGTCATTGGTTTTTCAATAGCCATTTTAAAATACTTCCTTTTTCTCGGTGTCGAGTTTTTTCATTATAACAGCATGACGGGCATGATGTGAACCTTCCATATGGCTTGCAACTTCCCACCCTAATTTTTTAAAATTTTTTACTTCTCCGTGAGGCACAAATCTATAAACGCTAGAATTATTTTCAATAGTATTCAACTGCTCTTCTGTATTTAGGTTCGTCATCCCATTCATCCATTGTACTTCTAATCCACCCACCTTGACGAAACCTAAGAAGCGCCTGCGTTGTGGAGTCAACAAGATCATCGTGATCTCCCGCTGGAAAAGCAGCACACTCTTCCATTACCTCATCAGCCCACCTAGTTGGTGGACACCATATTACACCACTAGCGAACAAATCACTAACAGCGTTAACACGGGCTATCTTGTCCTGCCCTCTGGACGGAGTAAACTCTGTAACAGGTATACCCATTGCCCTAAGTTCAAAAATAAGCGGGGAACCAGCAGCTTTTGCTTCAACAATCATCTGATCAGGCTCAAATTCCCAATATTTATCGTATGCTGCCCTTTTTAGCTCTGGAAACTCCAGTTTTTCCTTATATGCGTCCAGCAATATAAGGTTTGGCATCATTTCTCCACTTTCATTAGGGTGCTGAAACACCCCCCAAGTGGTACAAGCGCTGTAATCTGCGCGTTGCGTTTTCAAAAACGCTGTATCCCAGCTTTGAATTATAGCTTCGCACGGTGGCGGGCCTTCTTTTTCCCATTCTTGCCACCATTCGCGCTTAATTAACGCACCTTCCTCAGAAGTCGGGTCTTGCTGATACTGTGCAGACCACTTAGACACAGGCAATTCGGCTTTTAGTGCCTCCAACTGTTCCAAAGGCCAGAACTCAGGCCACAAAGGATCACCAGACGGCATAATTGCTGGCAGTTCTATAACTTCCCAGTCATCCACACCCTCTTTTTGGGTCACTGATTTAATTATTTTACCAGTAAGGTCTCTCGTAGACCATCTGGTCATAACAATTATTATCGACCCGCCGGGTTGCAGCCTCTGTCTTGGCCCCGATGTATACCATTCGTACACCTTGTCGTAGACTTCTGGGTTGTAAGCCCCCAGTGCCGCCTCCTGCTCCGAGTGGGGGTCGTCAATAATGAGAACGTCAGCACCTTTACCAGTAACTGCACCACCAACACCAATAGCAAAGTAATCACCCCGCTTGTTTGTATTCCAACGCCCAGCAGCCTTGGAGTCAGATGAAAGTTCTATACCCGGAAAAACTTCTTGGAAGTCATCCTGACCGATAAGGTTCCTGACCTTACGCCCAAATCCCACAGCAAGTTCTGCCGTGTGTGCTGTTTGTATTATTTTTTTCTCTGGGTAACGCCCTAGGAACCAAGCCGGAAACAAAAAGGATGCAAACTCAGACTTGGTGTGTCTTGGCGGCATATTGATTATCAAGCGTTTTAACTCGCCTTTAGCCACTCTTTCAAAGGCATCTGCCATTACTTCGTGATGTTTGCCAGCGATAAACGCAGGCCACATTTTGTTCACAAAGGTCAGAAAGTCTGTCCTAGATGCCTCTTTCTCCTTGGCGTTCTCAAGCTCAAGAAGAAGGTCAAGCATTTCCTTTTGATCTTCTATTGGAAGTTGACCAATTTTTGATTTTACAGCAGCAAGTTCTTTCATGTGCCAATCATGTCTAGCTTTTGACATCTGTATTTATAGTTTGCTGTGTAATACTCAGGGCCAAACTCTTTTGTTGCCTCTATCATCTCAGCAACTCTTTCTATACAAGCCTCTCTATCTGAATATGGGCCTCTGCTATCTTCTACTTCTGAACAAAAATCCGGCAGTGATGCAAGGCAAATCATTATAAATGCTTTAAACATCATCATCTCCTACGCATTTGTTTAACAATACTGACTTCGCAAGTTCTAAAAGAAACACCATGTCAGGAGCTTTTCCGTGAGATGTTCCCATAAATAGCTTACCCTCTTTTGTCCAACCAACAACCAGAGCCTCGATCATCTCCACATCCTCGCAGATGTTTTGGAGCATTTCGTTTGGATCTAGAGCGTCCTCATCAGTAATCATCCTGCTATTAGGAAATTCTATTATGTTATCTGACATATAATCTCCCTCTCCCAAATAATAACGGCGGGGAGCGGAGAGGAACTCGCTCAACCCGCCGGGGGTACTGGGAGACTTGTACCCCACAGGCAGTATATCTGCTATACCTCTTTTGCGCCATCCCTGTCTATTAGTATGTTGATTTTCTGTATCCTGTTTTTCAGCTTCTGGATGATTGCCTCCATCTCTTTTACCGACTTCTCTCTTTTCTTTCCCTCTTTGGGAAGATAGACATCCACCTGAGAACCACATCTAGAGCATGAAAGATTTGTTACCATGCAGAAAACATCATCCTCCAGATCGTCATCCCCACCCCAGATTAATTCCTGTGTTTTACAGTGCCAACAATACATTTGAAATCCCCTTAATTATAATATATATTATATATATATATACTAATATATTATAATATACTAATTAAGGGTTTTTCGGGAGACAAAAATGCCCTATTTGCAGAGTAACATACCCCACTTCAAGTGTTGGGTAAGGCGTGAATATACATGCAATCATGTGAACTACCACGGTGAGTTTTTACACGCTATGTGTATTGCTGTGACAACCATGCCCAATAGGTGCTTAAGTTTTCAGGTAATATTCACAGGTTGTGAATCAGATGACGGGGATGAGCCTAATGTCCACGGGGGTGCGATGTGGGCCAGAATGCCGATAACAGCCTTAGTTGGGGATACGGCTTTTGACAAATGGCCTGAAGTTATGCAGGTGCATGAGGCGCAGCCTTGGGATTGCATGTCACACACTCACGCTGTTTACACCCTGAACAGAGCCACACCATGCCCTTGGCTTGCTAAGGTTGGCGGAGAGTTTTATCCTGCGAAATATCTATTCACGGTAGACTATACAGACAGTGAGGTAGCAGATGACCCAGCTCAACACAAACAAAGCCATGTACTTGAACTACTTGATGCTGGTGATTGGACTGGCAATATTATCGCTCTTCCCAACAACCGCGTTAGGGTGACACACCCAGCATGGTTTGAAACAGGAGAAGGCGCACCAGACTTCCTGCCATCCCAGCATATCCATTATTCAAAGTCAGATCTAGATTACACACTAGACACAACTCAAATCTTCAACAACTTATATGCAGAGGACGAAAATGGTTGATATTTTAACAGCAGTAAGAAAACACGCAGAAGGGCATGTAGCCATACACAAAGCAAACATTGATGTGTATATGACTAACCCTGCGGGTATCGGGGAACACTCAGATATTTCAGAAGCAGTGATAGAAGAGTTAAAAAAAATAGCAGAATGGGATGATGTGATAGAGGCAATAGACACTCACTGGGGAAAGTTATAGGTAACTTTTCAAATTTTTTTTGCAAAATTTTTTACCCCCTAGGATTCCTACCCCTTTTTCTACTGAAGGGTAGGCTTCTCACAATCCTCCCACGCCTGCCAGAGACAAAGGGTACGGGTACGCACCACTTCCATCATCAAGACCGCCTCAGAGGCCGTTAAATCGTCCCACAGGGCTATCTCATCTATAGTTCTATTACACCCTAGGCACAGATTATTTATCTCATCGATGATGCAAGTACCAACACAGGGGGAGGGCTTTACAAAAATCTCTGTCATTGTTTGAGTAGAACCTCATGTAGTATGCGCGTGTAGGCACAGGTCTCTATGGGTGGGATAGGGGGTAGGTGGGGTCACCAAAGTTTCGCGAATAGGAAACCCCCCTCACGATCCGATCAACCGCGCCAGCCGCGCCTTCAAATCCTTTTCGATTTCTGCGGACGATCTCTCAGCGGTCTCAGCCTGTTCTATACGATCTGTGAATAAACTCACAGATAATGATTTGCCTAACAGCTCTAAAGCTCTAATTCTCGAAGAGGCATTGTCTGCCCCATCGGCCTCTTCTTGAAGCCTTTTCAAAACGTGTTCCCTTAGCCTGTGCTCCCTCGTGCGGTGACATTGCTCCATATCGGCTTGAATATCCTTTATCCTTGCGGAGACCTTGGGGTTCTGGCCAAGGCGGCAAGCCTCAGACCAAACCGTGCTATCTTTCATAGTATCAGCTGAATAGCATTCTCTATATGCATCACTCAGGACTGCACCCCCTGCCACCAGCTTAGCAAAGGCCTCTTGCTTGCCT